TGTCTTTGACTTGATCCATTAGTGCTGCCTCTTCAGGTGATATCTTCTCTAGCATTTCTATCCACATGTGTTCTCTTTTAGTCTGTTGAACATCAGATGCACTTACTACAAAATATTTGAACATTTTGAACTCATGTCTCAATGAGGATTCTGTCAAATCTGCTGCAGGTGCAGAGTTTTTCTCAAAGGGTGTGACACCTTTGGGTAAAAGAGACTCAATCGCATCATCAAACTGCCATTTAAGTACAGGTCTTAATGCTCCATTCTTTTGTGCCCAATATCTTAACCCATTGACACGAGTCTCTTCATCTTCTGCTTGTTCTACTGCTACCAATATTTCAAATACATTCGCAGTGGGTACAAGTCTGATGGGTTCTTTAGGTATGAGTGCCAATACAGGATCTTCTGCTGCTTTCACAGTGCCAGCATCTTGTACGACAGTCTTTGGTTCTTTGGCAAGTTTTGCCAAGGTCTTTTTGTTTAAGGATCCTGGTGGACGACCTCTACCTCTTTTCACTTTGTCAGCCATTTTTCTAAAAATCTCCAATAGCATTTAATAATTCCTTTAATGAATTGTCCATCATGTAAGGTAAGAGTTTGCCTGAGGGTGGGATAGTTTCGTCGAATGCTTCAAGGATTCTGTTCGTCACGTCTTCAGGTATCTCATCTAGATCGATAAGAGTTCTGTTTCTTACATAGTTTCGATAATAGTTATCGAATTTGTCAACTCCATTTATATACTTATTTAGTGTAGATTTCCTCATCGGTTTTTGACGAGTACCTTCTACAATAACATTATCTCCAGATAGGATGTTAGGTATCCCATCTCCTTTGTCACCTCTTATAATATGCTCTTTAAGGAATTCTTCAGCATCATCGGGTGATACAAATTTGTTTACATTAGGTGACCATTGTTTTACATCAGAATATCTTTGTAATTGCTGGAAGTCTTTGTCACCACTTACAATAAGAATAGATTTTTCTCTTTTGTATTTGGTCAATGTACCTATAATATCATCTGCCTCTGCACCATCTACTCGAAGGAACTTGTATGGCAGATTTTCTTGGATCTCATCACGGATCTTATTGAGCATACCAAAGATAGTATCCCAGTCCATATCAGAGTCTTCACGAGATTTCTTTCGGTTTGCTTTATAGTTAGGAAAGTAATCCCTTCTCCAGTAATGTCTGTCATCAGCACACAATACAATGTCACCATATTCGTTCTTAAATCTTTTAGAATAACTGCGTATGGTATTGAGTACCATGTGTCTTAATAGATCTTCACTCATCTCACCACTATCTATGCGATTCATTTTTACCTGAACCATCACACCAGCGATCATGGTTTGTGTCAAATCAACTAAAATCATTTCTCTACTCTCAACAATATACAGTGCTCATTGACTCTGCCATTAGCAACCTTTTCGGTGGAATTGATTTCAGTCATTAATCCTTTAAGAACTACTTTGCCACCATCTAAGCATCTCTTGATGTATTTAGTTGGGTTCCTACCAATACTCTTTTCAATCGCATCACCTTTTGCATAACCATATATGGTTGTACCTCTCACATCTAACTTACCACGATAGACTTGAAGTTTCTTACTCTTGGTGTTATAAATCCATAACTCTTTAGCACCTATGATCAATGCAGGGTTTACACTGCTGATCTTAAGTTGAGTATCTGATTCTTTAAACTTGAGTTTCTTAACTCTGGTGGTACCATCAACAAGTTTAGATTTTCTCATGCGAGGTTTAAACTGTTGCCTTTTATTCTTTGCCCATCTTTCAGCATCATCGATAATACTTCTAATGAACTCAATCAAAAGTCTTTTGCCTTTAATTCCTAGATAAGCATATGCCTCTTTTAACTGTTCGCAATCTTCTTCGTTCTCAAGTTCGTCTATCATCAATTCATAATGTGTAGGGATCAATGAGGTAGACTTAGCATTTAAGTCTAATTCTTGACACCATTCATACATATTGAAGTCTGACTTGAAATCATTATCCAAGAATTGATCAATCTCATACTCAACCTCACCCAACATGTCCATCAGTTTATCTTCCATAAGTTGCTGAACTGATTTCTTTGGTTTACGAGTTGAGACAGTGACCGATACCACTTTGCCCTTAGTTGCTTGCAGTTCGCGAATGGTTGAATCTAGTCTAGTTTCTAAATCAGAATCTAGTTTCGCACCAAGCATTTTCTGCCTAACTAAAGATACAAAGGAAGTCATCATAAAACTGTTTGGGACACCTATAAAAGATTTGTAAAAATCTTTATCATAGTTTGCCTTTACATAGTCTCTCATGACTTTGCCTTTCGTCGGAGTATCAAACATCACTCTATACCAATTAAAGATTGGGGCAAGAACTGCGTTCTCATTCGTGATGCTTGCTAACATCGGTTCTGGACCATAGTGTATAGTGTTTAGGTCTTTCGCACTTCGTTTAGATTTTTTCATTTTCATAGTGTACTAAAAAACAATGGGTGTCGTAAAGTTATTTCCACCAGTGTGTCATGTAGAGATAGTCTTCATATAGATATGCTTCTTTTTCAAACTCATCTGATGTCATGTGAAAAGAACCTGTAGTTTTGATTTTTTTGGATGAGGGTATTTCACCTCTAAAGAATTGCTTGACATGTACTAATTCATGAGCAAGAGTGACCATCATATCTTCAGTTGAACCTCTAGCGATTTCTATATCAACTGCATTCTTATCACCATATGCGATACCCTTATATGAATAATCGTCTATGACAACTTCGTTTTTAAACTCGATGTAGATTTGACCTTTCTTTTTACGAGGCATCAAATCGAACATGATTGATCGTGCATAGTCTTCTACACGATTCTTTTGTCGACCATTAGCAACTATAATTTCAATCATCTACTTCAGGATGGTAATTGTCTGCCTTTTCGTTATATCCATAGAAAGACCCTTCTTTTTCGTCTTTCTTAGGAGATTTGGCAGGACACCAATTACAATCTTCACCCATCGCAGTATCAGTCGGTCCACTATCGGGACAATCATGATGCCACCATTCTATTTTATTCACTTGTTCATCTTGTTTCATACAGTCACAGTCCATTCTTTTTTTGCCACACTTTGGGCATTCCATCATTAAGTACATAAGATTATTTATATCTCATAATAAAATACATGATTTCCAATCTCTACTTTTTGCTCCATGTTTTCACACCACCATGGTTTTACATTCTTGGAATGGTAATGAGTTGCCCCATCAGTCAGATCTATGTAAACATCAGATAACAGCATCATCTGTGCCAACATTACTGATTCTGCCCATGTGACATAATCTTTAGGTTCATCAGACTTACCATCGCAATACCAACTAAAGTGACATTGAGCAATCTTGGGAACTTGTTCATTCTTCCAGTTTTCTCTGTGTATTCCTTGAAAAACTACAGAACAAACATTGTTAGGGAATCTATCAGAAACCACTCGATTCAAGGTGACATTGCCCACTGCGACTTTGCCCTCAGTTGTTTCACCACGTGCTTCATGATAGATGTTAAGTGCTAAGCAATATGCATCATCGGTAATGTTGATATATTGTTCTTCAAAATTAAGGAACATATCGATCTTATCATTAATGATCTGAATCTCAGTAGCATGCATTTCTTGCCTTAAATTGAATTCATATAACTCCCTTTCTATCGTGTGAAGTTCTGACGCATTAAACATGCCGATAATTGCTAACAACAGTCCAATGCCTAAACCAAATTTGGCATACCATGGAACTAAAGGTTTAATTCCTTGTAATTCTTTTTGTTTCATATTACCTACCTATATGTTTGACTTCATCTTTAGGGATGACTTGATATGCACCTTTGTTATAAGCAGGAGCAATCGTTACACCCTCAACCACTTTGGGTTCTTCTTTAGGTGTTAATGCTCCTGTCTTACCAGAATCATAAGACGCATATTGTTTAGTGGATCGTTGTTCATTATAACGATCCAACCCAGTCTTTTCAACTGGATCAGATCGTTTAAACTCTGGACGATATGCTGTAGAAGGAAGAAGTTTCTTCTTCTTGCGTTTTTTACCCACCATGGAATATCGCATGGTATCTGGTCTAAAGATCATAGGCATAGTTTAAAATCCAGAAGTCCAATGTACATAAGACTCTGGGCAGTTATCTTCCCCACAACAACAAGTTTCGTCAGAAGATTTTGCTTTTACTTCTACCACTGATTCGGTATATCCTGGAGCAGTATCTCTCCACTCTCTGTCTCTTTGAACAATATCTTTAAATTCTTGTATTGTCATCTTTATACCCTGTTGTCAATTTGATCAACTAGATCGTGAATTTTAGCAAGATCTTTATCTTGCTCCTTTTGCTTATCAAGAATCTCTTGAAGCATTGCTTTTATTTCTTCCATAAATTACTCCTCTTTTTATAGTGTTTATATCATACTAAAAAGTAGAGGGTGTCGTAAAGTATTAAAAGTATTCAACCCAACCTGTTGCTATGTACTTCTCACCACTGAGTGGTGGATTGCCTCTATGCAAATGAGTAAAGTATGCAGGGAATACAAGTGCTGTTCCTGCTTTGGGTTTAAATCGTAAATGTTGATGTAGGAATTCTGTTTCGCCACCTTCTTCAACATCATTCAAAAATACAGACCATGCTAGGAATCTATCTCTATCATGAGTCTTGGTACCATTTTGTTCACAATGCCAAATGTGATAACCTTGTCCAGGAAGTGTTCTTTGCACTTTACCCTCAAACACACATCTAGGATTCTCACCAAGTATCGGATGATGTTTAACATATGCCTCTACGATTTCATCATTCATATACTCTAAGAAACCTGCTTGGTTCTGAAAAGTAATCTTAGATAGTTCTGGGTTAGGTTCTGCGAGAGTCATTGATTCGTCATCTTTACCAGTGATCAATGAATCATCATACTCTTGTCGCATTCTTGTCTGACCCATTTCTTTGCTGGTTTTAAATGCATCGATCAGTTCTTCGCAATGTCGATCTGTAATCGCATTCTCAAAGACACCGATAAATTCTTTCATCTCAAATGTAGTGTTTTCCATCATGTCATTAGTTCCGCAAATTCTTTTAATTTAATTTCTTCTTCTATTGTAAGTTCTACAGGTTGTGATCTTTTAACTCGAATGTAGAATCTTGTTTCTTTCTCTACCTTTATGTTGAGTAGAGGAAATGCATTTGTAACATCATCTTTGATTAAAGAGTGTGGTATTACTACATGGTTGTCTATCTTTTTTCTAAGATCGGCATCTCGTTGTCTGTAATCCATAACAATCTGTGCACATGTCTTCATCTTATCCATTCTTTCTTCTAATGTCCAAGAATTAAACTCTGTCACCCTATCACCCAGCACTCTGGGTTGTTCCATTTCTCTGTTTCTAGATTTAAATGAAAAGAACTCATGAAAATGTGAACATGCTGAAATGTAAAAAGATTTCAGGTTCTCATAGGGGTCTCTATCTATAAAGATAGGAATGTAATTGTTATTGTGTAAGAATGTTATCATTCCAGGAACATGTTCTCGTGCAACCATGCCACCCTCTAATTTAAAGGGAGGATTGCCTTCTGGTAATTGCTCAAACCAACTAGAGTATCCTTGTTTGTATAGTTGTACACCCTCGCCACTTGCCCACATAGTTTGTGGTAAGTCGAGAAATTTTCCTTCCCTTGTTTCCCAGAGTCTCATTAGAGTTTGTGTAAGTGCTACACTAGAAGTTCTGGGATAACTCAGAACACAATAGTTAGGCAACTTGATATTGTTCGTCATGCGATGATTCTACTCCAGTTGTTACACACTCTTCGCAGAGGTTGTTTTCTAGTTTCGTATCATATTTATATCCACATTCCAAACAATCATTTTGCTCTTCTTTGTTTTTTGTCATGGTAATCTCTCACAATATATACTCGCAACCAAGCGAATACAGTCATCATTAATGTAGTGTATGTGCCTATCAAGAAAGCACTAGTTATGTTCCAATGGTCGATAATAATCCATAAGCAAACAAGTTGCAAAGGATAATTAATAACAGTCCCAGAGAAAACAATCCAAGAGGTTTCTCTAGCAACTGACTTCTCTCTCTTATTCAAAAGAGTGATCCTTGGGAAGGATCAAAATCTGGGGATATCATAGACTTGAGTTTATCTATGGTTCTTTTTGAATCACCTGAGATATGTAATATCCCAGTTCCACCAACATCGGTAAAGGATTTGATGTTTGACTTTCTGTCATCAATCAACACATAATTTGGTTGGGCGAAACCTCTTTTAGATCCACCCTTTTCTACGCAGTTAACAATCATGTTCGGATCAACCCATTCGTCAATCCATTCTCTTTTGTCTTTAACCACGATCTCTCTATTGATAGATCCTGTTGCTGTAAGAATCTCAGTTCTAATGCCATGACTATCTTTAAGTGATCTACAGAACTGTACCAACTCAAACATATCTTTATAAGGTTTGAGGTGTCTAAACAATCTCTCACTAGTCAGTTTCTCTTTCTGAGCATCATAAGTTTCATGACCTTGTTTGTCATTCTCAATCACAGTATCTAGTCTTTCTTCAACACCAGATTTGAAGTCTGCTAAGACTCCATCCATATCTAAGTAGATAGTCCTGATCATAATGTCATGATCCCTAAGTCAAATAACATGACTGCTAGTAAGAAACCAGTCGCAAACAAGTAAATACCAAAGGCAACTTGTAGCATCTTATTGGTCTTATTGATTTCACTATCAATTTCTTTCATCTTTTTGATAGTCTTATCAAAGTAGTCTTGATTCAATTTTGTTATTTCAATTTGTTTCATTTTCACTCCTACATAATAAATTAAAAAAGGGTGTGAGGTTAACAGTGGCATTTTGCCCTAGTCCTAAGACTCCAGAAACCTCACTTTTGATTCTTGATTGATCCCGATCCCATAGCAGACTAGCAATTTCCGTTATCAGTTTCTCAATCATCAAGTTTATCATATTAAAAAAGTATCAGTGTGGTAAACCCTTTTTTATTAAAAGGGTCCATCAGGTAATTCTTCAAATCTTTTGTTAACGAGTAGATCAATAACTTTATTTCTATCAGTCATTGCTACTCTCATATCGAAAGATTCACACAATCCAGGTCTGCTAACACCACCATCTAATTCTCTTAGAATGTTTCTAGTGGACATTTCTGAGACCTCGTCGAAGATTCTTTCGAGGGTTGCTTCATTTGCTAAGTTTGACATATTCACTCCTTTAATGTTTTTTCCTAGTATTATAATCATACTAAAAAGTAGAGGGTGTCGTAAAGTCTTTTAAGAAGTTTTTTTAGATGTTCGAAGCGATATGTTCTGCGATATCTTTGAAGTTGCTAAAGAATCTAAGAGATAGAAACTTGGCAGGATGTTGATGATCTTTTTCTACAGAATGAAGTAAAGATGCATCAAAAATAAAGGGTTTGTATTTTGTTGCTTTTAGTTTGTGAGTCGACCCATTCTTACTTTTGATTGCGAAAGTCCAATCTGAAGATAAGGGTAAGATGAGTGGGTCTGTGTATTCATTTTGATGATCAGGAGCATAATCTACATGCCAGAGTACATGATCTCTCCAACCATATTCGCACCAAGCAAAGTTTAGATCCATATCAAAGTGTTTCTTCATGAATGACTTAACCACTTCAGAGTCTAGCATATTTACTTTATCAGCATTTGCTTTGTGTAGTTTTGGTGGATGTACAGCAACATTCTGCTCTAAATTGTAATTGATATAATTGGTCGAGAAGTAAGCATCCTTCTGGAAGTTAAGTTCTTTGGGTGGTTCAGGAGCAAACTCAGTATAGAACCGAGTCATCGAATTGGTCGCTTCTGATATTAAAGAATCTATTTCTGAGTCACTAGGACTTATTGATTTCATCTCGCAGAGGCAGTTTGCTCTGTCTAATAAGTTCTGTATATCCATATTTTGCTATGTAGAAGGCATCAATGATATCAGATATCGGATGCTCTACTGTAGTGTCTAGTTGTTTTCGTAAGTCCACACCTGTCTGTTCTGTAAAGCACTCATACATCTTTTCTTTGTTCGCATTACCTTTACCTGTTGCAAACTTCTTCACTGTAGTTGGTGCCACTACAATGAATGGTATGCCTGATTTGAATAGTTTGTGTTTAAGTAAACCAGTGTTCTCAGCAATGTGGAACACTCTACCTTTACTGCCAAAACTATAGTCCTCTAGCACGACTAGATCTGGATTGTAACATAGGATTTGTGATAAAGTCCATGTAGAGATCCAATCAAATCGCTCCTCTTGTGAGTTGTATTCAGGTTTGATGTCACCTTGAATATTCGTCGTGTATGGTGGGTTCTTTTTATCTATTAGATAATGAAAATTACAATCCTCATACAGGAATTGCTTTTCAGGTGATCCTTCGAAACCACAGATTGCTGGACAACCCATGGCATAATCTATACCAATTACATTCATTCGTCGTAGAAGTTCTCGTTCTCGTCGATTCCGTCCTCTAAATCTAATTGGCTGCCACAAAATGGGCAAAAATGTAATCTGTAAGGAAGTTTTAAATTATGTTCAACAGAACAATCAGCATCACACTCCTCACAATGAATGATGTATCTTGTATATGTATCTGTTAATGAAGTCATTAAGTTTTTTGTGCTTTGTTTGTAAGAGATAAGAAAGCATCATAACCACCGATCTTTTCACCTTTTAAAATAATCTGAGGAAAGGTTCTTGCCTCTGGAAACTCTTCAAAGAGTTGTTCCCTAGAGAAGTCTTCATTAAGTTTCTTAACTTCTATAGTGAATCCTTGTGATCTTGCTAGATCTTCTGCTCTTACACAATAAGGGCAGTTGTCTTTACTGTAGATTACAACTTCTGCTTGTTCTTTTACTGTTTCAGTTTTTTTACTCTTAGGCATGTTTGACCTCCACTATTCTTCTAATCGTTGTCACATCATTGTAGTCACCAAATGCAGTATAGTCTCTCACTACCTTTTCTTCAGTTAGATAACCATCAACCACTCTTGTGGTAATAATCTCTCTTCGTAAAACACCTACTGTATCTTCAACATCATTAGGGAATGCTATATTAGTCATTGGTCCTTCTTGAATGTTTACTACCTTATCATATTCTCTGCTCATAATTTAAATCCTTTAAAAGTTTCATTTGTCACATCTTGTTTAATACCACCCATCACATAAGACTCTATCTCAGTTTCTTGTGGAGCATTTTGTAATCCTCTACTAGATAACCAATGTTGTGTCCATGGTAATGGATTGTTGTTTTGTGGTATGTTGTATATAGCATCCATACCCAATGCTCTTAATCGCTTGTTAGCAATAAACTCTACATATGATCCAAGAAGGGAAGCACTCAGTCCTATCATACTTCCCTTTTGGAACAAAAATTCTGCCCATTCTTTCTCTTGTTCAACTGCTTCTTCGTACATCTTGTACACAGTATTTTGCTGATCTTTGATCACCTTTAACATCACTTTGTCATTCTCAGACTTCTGATAGTTTTTAATAATGTGTTGCGATATTGCTAAATGTTGTGATTCATCTCTGGCGATCAGTGATATAATCTTTGCTGATCCTTCCATCAATCGCAGTTCTCCAAATCCAAATGTACAGGCAAAAGAAACAAAGAAACGAATACCTTCTAAAATGTTTATACTTATTAATGCGAGATATAACTTCGTATAGAGTTCTTCTTTATCAATCTTGTGTCCTACTTCATATCGTCGTGCGGTAGATATAAAGTCATCGTATGATTTTGTTACAGTTTCTGCTCTTTTAAGTATTGCTTCTTCGTTGAGTATAGTATCAAATACATCACTTGGATTAGGATATAAATTCTTTATCATATATGTATACGATCTAGAATGAATGGTTTCCATAAAGTCCCAAGCAATAATACATGCTTCTAATTCTGGAAGAGTGGTGTAAGGTAATAGAGCAATTGCTGGTCCACGACCTTGTACACTATCCAGTAATGTTTGGTATTTAAGATTAGAAGTGAAGATGTGCTTTTGCGCATCATTTAGTTGCTGATAATCATTTCTATCTTTTTGTAAAGATACTTCTTCGGGTCTCCAGAAGTATCCTAATTGTGTTTGTGTTAGTTTATCAAAGATAGGATATTTGAATTCATCGAATCTCTGAGTGTTAAGTGCTTCTCCAAAGAACATCGGTTCTTTTAGGAAGTTGACTTTTTTTCTGTTAAATATACTCATCTATAATTGGTTCGTTGGTGTAAGGGTCTGTAATTTCTGCACATGCTCTCATTGCTACTTCACCCTTTTCTTGTAACAATTTTCCATATATGGACTTTTCTTTTTCTGCTATAGTAGATGGGTCATGATCAGCATAGATACTTTCTCTACCATCGTATCTCAATGCTTCACATCCATTATATAGAGGTCCATTAGCATCAACATAGTGCGCAAAGATATGTCTTGAGAAGTTTCCTACTAACTTATCTCTCCAGTGTATAGCATTACATCCTTGATATGCTAACACATCTCCTGGTTCTAAGAACACTCTCTTGGCACCCATCGCAAACCTTTCTTCAAAGTTTTTATGTTGTACATATTCCCATGCTTCTTGGTAATCTACACCCACATAGTTCTTATCACCGAGTACCCATATTGACCATGGTTTCTTATCGTCAGTCTCATATTCTATAGGAAATGTCATAGACACTTCGCAACTAGGTCGATCTGTATGGGCAAATAATCTAGCATCTCGATAGTAAGTCCTACCAAAACTGTATGTTGGTACTAAAGATAATTCTAATGCCTCTTGTAAAGGTTTCTTCAACATGATAAGCATTGACTCACCAAAAGGAACATTTGCCATGTTCTCAGATACATACTCGGTTTGTTCTTTACCATTAGGTGTAGGAACTACTGACTGCTCTCCTTCAACTGACATACCCCATTGTTGCGAGTTCTCAGTTCTTCTCCAACTATGTCTTGCAAACTCAACCATCCCTTCGGGAATAAAGTTTTTTAACACGACATATCGATTAGTTCTAAAAGATAAAGCAGTATCAGACATTCCTGAGTGATCTAATACTTTAGATATTGCACGCATCACAGTCCTCTGGATCCTCTGCTTGAAATGGATCCGCAGTTCTATTTAGTGTTTGTTCTTCTTCAACACTGTCGTCAGTTTTCATATCGTAAGTGTTTTGATAGTAAGATGTTTTCCATCCATACTTATATGTATTGAGTAAGTCAGTCGCCATTATTGATATAGGAACTTCATTGTTATCGTAGTTCTCAGGGTTGTATGACCAATTACCTGAGATCCCTTGATCAAAGAACTTCTGCATTACAGATACAACTTTAATGTATCCATCATTATCAGGCATGTCCCATAACAAAGTGTAATAAGACATCAACTTTTTATATCCTGGAACTATTTGCTTGAGAGGTCCTTTCTTTGATTTTTTAACAGATAAGAAATCTCTTGGGGGTTCTATACCATTGGTTTCGTTAGATACCACTGAAGATGATTCACTAGGCATCTGTGCTGTAAGTGTGGAATGTCTTAAACCATAGTCTCTAATATTAGCACGCAATGCTTCCCAATCACATTTATATTCAGGATTGACTATCTCATCAACTTCTTTCTTGTAATGATCAATGGGTAGTAATCCTTTTGAGTATTTGGTTCTATCATACCCATCACATGCACCTCTTTCTCTTGCTAGATCATTAGATGCTTTGAGTAGATTGTATTGGAATGCTTCTGTTAGTTCGTGTACAACTTTGTGTGCTTCTGGATCAGAATACTTTACTTTATGTCTTGCTAGATAATGTGCTAATCCTATGTATCCTATTCCTAAACTTCTTCTAGACTTAGTAGATCTTTCTGCTGCGA